AGTATATTCAGGCCATTTCCACAAGCGTCAGGCACGCAAGAATATTTGGTATATGGGCAATGCATTCCCGCATAACTATGCTGACGCAGGTGATGATGCCAGAGGTATGATGATGTTAGAATGGGGACAAGACCCGATCTTTCACAGTTGGCCTCGACAACCTATCTTCCGTGTACATAAACTTAGTGATGTTCTAGAAAATCCAGAAGGTTTGCTATTAATTGACAGTCATGTTCGTGTGCATTTAGATATCAACGTAAGTTACGAGGAAGCTAATTTTTTACGAGAAACATTTATACCTGAATATAATATAAGAGAGATGACATTGATACCAATGAAAGTAGACCAAGTTGAAACAGAAGGTCGCGGTGATTTAAAGTTTGAGTCAGTGGACCAAATAATCGTGGAACAAATCAACAGTATTGAAAGCAATAGCTTTGATAAAAGGATTTTGCTAGAAATTTACACCAATCTATGATAATTCTACAAACAATAACCCTGCGTAATTTTTTGAGCATAGGTGCTATTTGCCAAGCAGTTGACTTTGACAGACAAGAGCTAACCCTTATTCTGGGTGAAAATCTAGACCTGGGCGGCGGTGATTCTAGAAATGGAACGGGCAAAACCTCACTGATTCAAGCATTATCTTACGCTTTATTCGGTGTTCCTATTAACAATATTCGTAAAGATAATCTAGTTAATCGTACTAATGGCAAAAACATGATGGTAACATTAGAGTTTAATGCCGGTGGAATTGATTATAAGATTGAACGCGGACGAAAGCCAAACATTTTACGATTCTATGTGAATAATGATTTACAAAGGGGAAATGATGATGCCCAGGGCGAAAACAAAGAAACCCAAGTGGCAATTGAAAAAGTGATTCATATGAGTAGCGATATGTTTCAGCATATTGTGGCACTCAACACCTATTCCGAACCGTTTCTTGCATTAAAAAATAATGAACAACGTGCTATCATTGAACAACTATTGGGCATTACTTTACTTAGTGAGAAGGCAGAAATCATTAAAGGAATGGTCAAAGATAGTAAAGATCATATTCAACAAGAAGAATTTAATGTAAAAGCAATTGAAGAGGCCAACAAACGTGTACAAGAACAAATTGATGCTACTAAACGTAGACAGAAATTGTGGAAGATGAAGCACGATGAGGACTTGGAGAAACTTGCTATTGATTATCAACGGTTGATTATTATTGATATTGATATTGAATTACAGTCTCATACCGCATTATCAGCTTGGAACGAAAAGAAAAAACAACAGGATGCTTATAATTCATTGTTTGCTCGGTCTTTGGCCTGGCAACAAAAGCATGACAGTGATGTATCTGCTGCTGATAAAATATATGTAGATAAGAATCGCTATAACATTGAAGATGAACTAGCAGCATGGACTAAATTGAACGAGTGGTCACGCGAATTTATCAGTCAATCTACTATTGCTAGTACGATTTCTACACTAACCAAAAGTATAGTAAAAGAAAAAGAATTAATTTCTAAACTTGAAAAAGAAGTTGAGTTATTAGAAGATCATACTTGTTATGCGTGTGGACAAGACTTCCATGATGACAGTCACGCCAAGGTGTTAATTGATAAGCAAGAACTGTTGGGTAATGCAGTGGTGCAGATTAATGAATTACAAACTAGTGTAGCTACTAATCAAGCACTTATAAAAGACTTGGGGATGAAGCCTACCACTTTGTACAAAACCGAAGCTGAAGCAATCAGACATAGTAGCGACCTAAGTAACTTGAAAACAGTTTGGGAAGATAAAAAGCTAGAAGCTAATCCTTTTTCTGATCAATTAGCAGAATATACGGAGCTTGAGTTGGGGCGTCAGCCAGAAACTCATTATGATACTGAATCGCAGGCAATTGAACATCGTAGTAAAGTGGCTAATACAATTAAAGATATTGAACGAAAAAGTGAAGATGTTGACCCATATAATGAACAGATTACCGAGATGGAAAATCAAGCATTACAAGAGATTAATTTTGACAAGATTAATCGGTTGACCCGCACTATGGAACATCAGAAATTCTTGCTTGATATTTTAACTAGTAAAGATAGTTTTGTTCGTAAGAAGATCATTGATCAAAATCTGGCATACTTGAATAGTAGATTAACGCATTACTTAGATAAAATTGGACTTCCCCATCAAGTAATATTTAAAAATGATTTGCAAGTTGAGATTACGGAATTGGGTCGTGAAATGGACTTTTATAATTTATCAAGGGGAGAAATGAATAGAGTTATTCTATCATTGTCTTGGGCATTCCGTGATGTTTGGGAAAACTTATATCAACCCATAAATGTGTTGTTCATTGACGAACTGTTGGATAACGGCACAGATAGTGTTGGGGTTGAAAATTCTCTGGCGATTCTAAAGGATATGTCTCGCCGCAGACACAAATCAATATGGCTTGTTTCGCACAAAGAGGAATTAGTAAATAGGGTACCTAATGTGCTGAAAGTTGTGAAAGAAAATGGTTTTACACAATACAATAACTTAGTGGATATAGAATGAGTATAAATATGACACATGCACAAAGGTCACTGGGAGTTCCCTCATGATTTCAATATTGATGAATGGTTTGGTTTCCTATATAGGATAACTGAATTATCTTCCGGTATGGAATATTTAGGTAAAAAACAACTACATCAACACTTGAGAAAAACAGTCAAGGGTAAAGTAAATAAGAAAAAAGTGATTAAGGAATCTGACTGGAAAACATATACAGGATCTTCTGTGCGATTAAATTTAGCAATCTCTGCTTTGGGCAAAAATAATTATAAATTTGAAATAGTGTCCCTTCACAAGACCAGAGCCTCGTTAGTTTACGCTGAAGTTAAACTCCAGATAAATGAAGAGGTTCTTAGAACTAGATTACCCAACGGTGAGAGAAAGTACTACAATGGACTAATTTCTGGGATAAAATTTATCCCGCCCGGAGAGACGCCAGAAGAAGCGAAGATGAAAAAATAGGCAATGAAAAAGATAGAGTAAATATAAGATGATAAGTGAAATGTCAGTTACCGTAGACGAAGAAATCAACACTTTATTACTGTCATTTAATCGTGATAGAATTAATTTCAATGTTGAAACACTAAACGACTTTCCTTTTCATCTATTGCTTACAGGGGAATGTAAAGTAATAGATGCATGGATCGGGCAACTTATGGATGTGGCCGACCCCAATGATTTGAACATTCTTTTTATGAAGTTTAATCGTAAAGGTCGTTATATTGCTGTACAAAGCAAATTAACATGGGTTGCCGATAATTTCACTTATTATACATCTCAAAAACACGGAGACTGGATGATTTTTGAATTTGATAGTTTCTTCTTACACAATACTGATTTATTAAAATCATATTGTTCCATCGACACCAAGTCAACAAAAAATAATTCTCAATTAACAATTAATATCTAATATATAGTAACAATTTGCTGGCTCAGTTTGTGGGTCCTCCTTGAGTTTGTACAGATTGTGCTGTGCTGACGGATCTGGAGTATACATGAATAGCAATATTCATGGAAAACCGAGAAGGCTCTCGTCAAAGCGAACCTTCAATGAGTCTATATCCAACTCTATCTTGCGGATATAGAACATGCGTTGTCGAAGGACCAATTGAAAGACATTGGCAGCTTCACTACAGTCCCAAAAACATTACAGGACAACCGGTTGCGTATAATGTCAGAAATAGGTGATTATACGGGGAATAGATGGCAAAGGTCGACGGTCGTGGCAAACACACTTTTATCCAACGGTAGTGCAAATTTGCACTACCATGGCTCTCAAATCGGCAATATATACTTTGATCCAATCAAAGTATAAACAATGAAGTACCGTAAAAACAAAGAACGAACGCAGTGAGTTCTTAGATGAACGCTAGTTCATCTGTTATTGAAAGAACCCAAAATTGATAAATGAATATTTATGGCTAGAAGAATGGCAACTGTGTCTTTTTAGTTGTTTCCATATTACTTTCTATTAATTCATTAACTAATTTTCTTTCGTCATAGGACATGTTTAGTACATCTTCATACGAAGCACCTCCCCGCATGTACCAAGATAAAGTTAAAGCAGATTTCTTTATCAGCTTCTGTACACCCTTAGGGTCTAGGTGCAGAAGCCTTAACCGAAAAAATCAGTTTGATTAATTACAATGTCTTGTGAATATTCATGTTGACAATGAATACATTTGATTTTTTGTGGCTCTAGTTTTGATTGATCTTTTAATTTACCGTGGTAATCACGTATGTCTATGTAGATGTTTTTATCGCAATTTTGTAAAAATTCAAGTATAAAATCAGTTTGTTTAACTAGTTCATCGTTGGCTTTAATGTATTCAATAGTATGTGATAATAGGTCCATTGTTATTGCAGTAATAGTTACTATT